GTTAAATCTTGAATCAGACCTTGATTGAAATTTTCCAAAACCAGTTCCAAATGCATCAATAACAGATTTATATGTATTTGTAGTATTGGATAATTCAAAAAACTCATCTTTATATTTTTGTAAATTAATTACTTGAGTTGCAAGTCTAACTTCAGTTCTATCGGCTGATATTTCATCAATGAAAAATTTATATTCTTTTATATCAAGTTCAGTTGGTTCACTTCCATCTGTTGGTCTATTAGTACCAACAAAAACCCTACCATCATCCTCTACAAAAAATTCTCCCATAGGAACACCAGTAAGTTGTGGATTACTACTATGAACTATTCCTGAATCTTCTCCTACGGTCTTGGTCAATATAACTTCGTTTGCACCTGCAAGTCGTCTGTGAAAATGATACCTAACTTTATAATCACCACGAGTAAATCCAGCTTTTCTTAAATCATTACCAGGTTTTAATTTTATATTATTACCATCATTATCAAAATCTTCACTTATACCAGATTTAATATATTCACCATTCATATTATAAATGTGAAATCTTATATAATCTTCTAAGTGATTTCCAAAAGTAGGAAAGTGTGGCCCACTTTCACCTATTATGGAAGGATTATCTTTTTTTAAAAGTTTATAATCCTTTTCACTTAATGGTGTTATATCACGAGTCATATTATACCAACTCCTTTATTTCCGTGTCTAAGACTTTATCTTTTATTTCTCCACTATGATATTGTGCAGACTTTTTATCGATTTTAATAACTTGGTCTGGTCTTTCAAAATTTAATCCTGTATCTGGATCTTCAAATGCCAAAAAAGTACCAGCTTCATTTCTAAGTGGTTTTATTTGTTCTAAAGGTAGTTTTCCAAGTTTTTCATCAAACACTTCAACCGAATCTTGTAAATCTATTGCATGTTGTAATTGATTTTGATATTCAGCCCTATCTTGTTCGTGTAGTCTTTGCCAAAACTCATTTTTTTGTAATTCCTTTTTGGTATATGGCATTTTTTATCTCACTACTTTGAATGAATGTTTCTCATCAAAAAATTGTATGGTTTCATCAACTGTTCCACTACCACTAACAATTTTATATTCTATTCTATAAAATCTTTCTGCTTGTAATCCTTTCATCCAAAAATTAAAATAATTTCCAGTTGAATCACAACTAACAACTGAACCACTTCCAAATGGAACAACAATATCTTCTGTATATGCATCTTTTATTTGATAATATGAACTTCCACTTGGTAAGTATTTTGCAGTAGTGTATCCTGTTTCATATAAATTTGTTGATGAGTATGACCTTTCAGGAAACATTTCTCTACCAACAACTCTAAATTTTACTTTTGAATTTTCTTTATACTTTTCTCTAAACCCTCTCATATAAACTGTCATATCTTCTAAATTTGCAGATGTTAAAGGTGATAATGAACCAGTATTCCATTTGGAATCATCCCAAACCACTTCTAACTTTGGTGGATAGATTGTATGTGTTTCTCTTGAAAAGAAACTAAAATTTCCAAGTTGGGTGGTATTTCCCTCATCAAGATTTGTATCAGAATTACCAATACTACCACTTCTCTTTACCATAAACCCTTCATTTGCATATGAAGAACCACTATAAATCCAATTATTTACAATACCACTAACATCCATTCTAACATCTGATGCCTCATTTGTAAAAGATTGAGAGGCCTCATTTGTATACTGTCCATCAGAACCACTATACCAAGTACCACCCGATTGTGAAACTTCATTCCATTGAGTTTTACCTGTATTACTATCTTTCCATTTCCAACTACATCCATCTTCTATAACTGGATTTGAATCTCGTTTTCCTGAACCCTCATTCCAAGATTGACTAATAGGATATGCATATAGAGTTTGTGATGTATTTAATCCAGTAGAATTAGCATCATACAAATTTAAATAATATGATGCATTTGATGGTATTAATCCGCTCTCTACGGATTCAGAGATATATGTTAAATCAAATTTAATTAAAATTCTCGATACCTCAACTACTGAACCATCAGAATTCATATCCTTTCTGACTTCTAATATTTCATCAAGACTTGTATTTTGACTGCCACTATCTTCATAAAGTGTAGTGTCTTTGGTTGGAAATTCAAAATAATGCATTTACTATCTCCCTTTAATACGCGATACCAACAGAATCACCAACTGACCTACCTTCAATATCTGTATTTGGATATTTTAATTCGAAAATACTTGGATCGAGTGATGGATAAATAATACCATCTTTAGTTGCGTAATTTATATCATATATGTTACCTGAGTATCCATCTGCTTTGTTAAATTTGTTAGTAATCAATAATGGTAATCCGTGTGGATTATCTTCTGCTGGTGGAACAAGTGCACCTATTCCTTCTACTTGTGAAATAACTTGTGCTAATTCTGCAACTATAATTGGTTGATTTATTTGCCACCTATCTACACGGAAATATTCTTTTATAGATTCTATGGCTCTTAAAGTTATTTCATTTTTATTATACCCTCGTCTTGCTATAAAACTAAATTTAATTCCAACATTTATAATCCACGCATTTTTTATATTAATTGCATCCGTTACTAATCTATATTGAGACAAATAAGTTTTTAAATTATTTTTTACTGCTGTATTTAATTGAGTAAGTTTTTTATCCTTGTCATATCCAAGAGTATATAGATTTAATGCCATAGGATTATCTAATTTAGTCTTAGTTGTCACAAGGTCTTTTGACCTAAGTTGTTCTATGTTTCTTTCATCTACAAATATACCTGAACCAGGTGATGACTCTACTTGCATATTTGGAATGTTCAATTGTTCATCTGGTACAATGTATCCTTTTGCAACTGCTCCATATTTGTTACCCATAGCATAAACTCTTGTAATGTAATCTTCTTTTGTTACCACTCTACCTTGTGCTTGAAAATGTGCTAATGCGTTCATCTTAACCTCATCAGCTGATTCTGCGGATTTTCCACCAGTTGCTGGTTGAGGATTTGTAATTGCCACCGATTCTTTGGTAGACACTACAGTTGCTGCAGTTAAATTAGTTTCGTCTATCGTATAGGCTATCTCAGATATATTATTCACACTATTAGCTGCAACATTATCTGATATACCACCACCATATGCATATTTTATAGTAAGAGTAGTATTAGCTGGTGCCTGTCCATATGCCTCTGTTTTAAGAAAGTTAGCAGGATCAAAATATGTATCAAGTTTAGACGGACTACCTGGTAAAGAAGAACCAACCGTACTTGGATTTGGAACTATTTCTTCATCTGGACTATCCGATATACCACTACCAAATCTTAATTCAGTAGTACCATCTTGTCTAATAAAAGTAACAAATCTTCTTGGTGTCTTTTTTAATTTTAAAATATATGGTACGGTATCATTATATTGTGCCAAATCAGGATCATTTGTTGCATTATTTTCTTCTGCAATAAATGTGGTATCTTGTGCTAAATACGGAACTTCATACCAAGTATTATTATCACTATCGGTACAAGATATGATTTCAATAATATTTGGTTTAGATAATTTTATTCTTGGATATGATTCTGCTGAACCAAAATCAAAAGTTTCTGTTGTAACTGTTCCACTACCCAATTTTACTGATTTTTTTAATAAGTAAAGTGAAGGAACATTATTCGATGAATTAACTTCAAACACCTCAATCGTTAAAGGATCAAACGAACTTGAAAATTTAAAATTAACATCTTCTAATGTTCTAAAAATAGTTCCATTAGTTGCTGTTACTTGTGTATTTTCATTTACGGTTAAAGCATAATTCATATTTGGTTTAACATTAGTTCCTGTTCCTGTTGCAGGTACAGTTTGAAAAACATCTGCAGTAGTAAATGATGGTCTTGTAACTTTTGGTTTATATCCATAAACTTGTGCCATTTCGTAGATAGTTTTTTTATCTTCAGCATATGCTAATAACATTTCTTTAAATTGACTATCTACATAATATGAGAGAACATCACCAACATATGATGCCATTTCAATAAACATCATTCCTGGTGATGATTCGTTAAAATCATTATATGTATTTGGATAATAAGTTTTTGCAAACTCAATTAGTCCTTCTCTAAAAGCACCAAAGTCTTTGTTTAAATACCTAACATCCTTTTGGACTCTATTTGCCATTCTTTTTCTCCACTAATTATGTACCCGTAAGAAAACTTAGGGTTATACTATCATGAACCGTTGGACTCATTTTTAATGCGAATTGTAAATCTATATCTAACTGATTTGGTTCAATATCATTTGGATTTACTTCTAATTTTTTAACAAGAACATGAGGTAACCATTGTGCCATAGCTTCTGCAATAACTTGTTCTACTTCCGATACCAATTCATCACTCATAGGTTCAAACAATACCTTCATTAAATCTGCACCAAAAGTAGGTTGTCCTACTCTTTCACCCTTATTAGTTAATAAGAGATTTCTAATATTACTTCCAGTTTGTGAAAGTGTGGTTTGATTACCAGGAAAGAAACCATCATTCTCATCATGTTTCATAGGTAAACCCAAACCAATTGTTACATCTGGATCTATATCTAATTGTAGGGAACTTCTCGCTCTACCCATTTACTAACTCCATTATGGACGGAAATTTGGCCCGTTCTTTTTCTTTTCTATTGCCTTTAAAACAGCTGAATAATCTTTTGTTAAAGCGTTTGTTACATGCTCAGGAACTTGGTCAACATTCACACCAGCTTTCTTTATAGAATCAACTGCTGCTATTTCTCGTTTCTTTTCCTTTACGGACTCCGTATCTCCTAAACCAGTTTCTCTTGCTAAAATCTGATTTATTTTACTACTATCAAAGACTCCACCACCCATAGTATCAAATCCACCACTTTCTCCTTGTGGAACTCCACCAACGGTTTCATTCAGAACTTTATTAAGTGCCTCATTTGATGTATATTGAACCTCTTTTTTAGGTTGCTGAACTTTTTTTGGTTTTGGTGTAGGTGTTGAAACTAATTCGGTAAGTGAAGATGAATCGTTATCTTTAATAAATATCTCATTCATCTGTTTTTTAACTTCCTTACGAACTACCAATTCGATTATTTTTATTAGTTCTTGTTTCTTCATTGTAAACTCCTTTGTTCATCTAATAAATATTTTGTTTTTATCTTTATACTAATTTTCCGACAACTGGACCTGCTGCTGGTGGTGCTGTATTACTTCCAGCTCCTGTAAATATACTTGTTGTAAATGATGTATGTATCGACTTGGCCATTACATCACAAACTTGTTCTATTGTTCCACCATCCATACCTTTTTTAGTAGATGGTGCAAATGGTGGTGGTGCCGACATTACGGTTGTACCAACTGCATTTATAGTTTTAATTGTATTACCAAAAGTTGTCATTAGTGCGGCAAATGTTGCAACACTTGCGGTAATCAAACTCATAGACGGATCCATTAACTTAAAACTTGACATAATCTGAGTTACCATGGCTGTTTTTCCTGGTGTTAATGTGGCACCATTAACTTTTATCTTTTTACCAACTACTGATGGATCTGGTGCTCCTGATGGTGTTACTAAAGGTGCAGTAATCTGTACTTCAGCATCTTTTGCATAATCTACAATAGCTTTTGCAAATCCTTCAGCACTATCTTTTTGAGATTTTACATCTCCTCTAACATCCGTAAAATTTTTTATAAGATTCTTTTTTAATTTATTTTTATCTAACATAATC